ATCTGATAATATGCCGTCAAGTCAAACTTTTTATATATGGATTCAGGGTAATGACTTAAAATCAAAACAATACGCGTATGCGTGTGAGAAAAGGGCTGATGCTGTATTTGAAGAGATAATTGAAATAGCCGATAACTCAGGAAATGACAAGATAGATTTAGGAGATGGAATTGAGGGTGTTAACCATGAAGCTATACAGCGCGATAGGTTAAGAGTAGATGCAAGAAAGTGGGCGGTGTCAAAAATGAACCCTAAGAAATACGGCGATAAGTTAGGGTTAGAACATTCAGGAGAGGTTAAGACGAACGCTCAACCTGATTTGTCTAATCTTTCAGATAAAGAAAAAAAAGAATTTGGAAAACTAAGGAAAAAAGCCAACGGTATTAATGACTGATGATTTTTGGTATAATGTAGATTTTTATAGGTCTGGTTTATATGATTGTATATCATTTAAAGATAAGATAACAGGCGAACCATTTGCACTTCACAATCAGCAAATTAAAGCCATTGAATTACTTAATGATAATCATACATCATATATAGGTTACGGTGGAGCTGCAAGGGGTGGAAAGTCTGCTTTAATTGCTTTAGATGATATTCTTTGTTCGTACGCTTATCCTGAATGTGTTAATCTTATTGGTAGAAAAAATCTAACAACGTTATGGGAAACAACATGGAAGACATTAATAAGAATGCTTAATAATTTCGATTTTATCGAAGGTGTAGATTATAAATATAATGGTCAAAGGCACGAATTAACATTTGGTAATGGGAGTATAACTATAGCCAAGAATTTAGAGCTTAAACCATCAGACACGGAGGCCACTGAATATGGATCATTAGAAATATTAAGGGCTTATATAGATCAATCTGAGCATGTGCCTATTAAAATAATAGAAAAGGTCGGGGAACGTGTAGGGTCACATTTTACAGCTACGGAATACGGAGTAAAGGGGAAAGTATTCGAAGCATTTAACCCTTCAACATCACACACTAAGCGAAGATATTGGACTCCATATAAAACGAATACAGAGAAAGAAACACGTAAATTTGTTCGTGCTTTGCCTTCTGATAATCCGGGACGTGAGGCTAAAGAATGGGTGAAACAAAAAGAAAAGGATTTTCTTGACGGCACAATGACAAAGAAAGAATATCAAAAACAGATTAAAGGTAACTTTGATTATGATGATAATCCAGATAGGCTTTGTGAATACGATAATATAATTGCTTTATTTTCAAATAATCACATAAAGAAATCAGGTAAGAAATATATAACCGCTGACATTGCACGTATGGGGAGTGATTATGCACGATTGGGCGTTTGGGATGATATGGAATTAATTGAGGTTATTAGTTTTCAAATTTCAAAAACAACAGACATACAAAATACAATAACAGCTTTAAGAAGTAAATATAATATTCCATCACATCATTGTATTGCAGATGAAGATGGTGTTGGTGGTGGCGTTGTTGATAATTGTAATATAAAAGGTTTTGTTAACAATGCAACGCCTTTAAAAGAAGCTACAGGAGCAAAAGGCAAGAACCCTCAATATAAGAATTTACAAACTCAATGCCTTTATAAAGTGGCTAATATTATTAATTTAAATTCAATGTATATTTCAGCAGAATTAACACAAAAAGAAAAAGATGATATAATAGAGGAAATAGAGCAGATACAAAGTTTTAAAACAGAAGATGATGGTAAATTAAGATGTAAGCCAAAAAAAGATATTAAAGAAGATATTGGCAGATCGCCCGATTGGCGCGATATGATATTAATGAGAATGTATTTTGAAATTAGTGTTAAGAAACAAGCTATATGGTAAATAATACTTATATTTAACTAAAACTAAATAACATTAGTTATGATAGCGCGAAACATTAAGACAGGGGAAATATACGAAGGAGGAAGTACTTATATAGGCTCTATCATAGGACTTGATAGGGTTACTTTATGGAGATGGGAGAATAAAAAGTTTATAAAATCAGAAATATATAATGATTTCGAAATAAGGTTTGAAGATGTTATAAGAGAGAAACAGAAGAAAGGTCAAAACTCACCAATAAGCAACCGTTATAATCTATAAACGTTGCAAAATAAACACTGCTTAACATAATATTACTACTTAACATAATAATTACGTAAATTTGTATCAAAGATACAGCGCGTGTTATCATTCGACAAAGTAAAAGAAGTAGTTTATTCTGAATTAAGCCATAAAATTAAGGCCGCTAGGGAAATGAGCGACAAGCTTAGACTTCATGTTGACGGCGTAGGTCTTCAATCGTTTTTAGAAAGGATAAATAACTATGAAAATGAATTACAATTCGATGCTAGGAAAAAACATGCAATATCAAACAAATTCCTTACCGAAGAGCTACTTAGACCAGTAGATAACGCCTTCCACGCTCGTGGAGGTTCAAGAAACTACAGATTTACACAATTAGGTAAAGAAGATGATTTAATAGATAAGTTAGTATCTATAAAGGCTAATTCATCATTATCTGAATACATAGAGCAAGAATGGTTTCACAGATTCGTAACTGATCCTAATGGATTAATATTCATGGAAATTGAGAATAATGAATATGACGATGAGGAACAAGATTCAGAAGAAAGCGGAACAATTGAACCAACATATAAAAGTATTTACTCCATCCGTGATTATGAACAAGATGGAATATTTGTAAAATGGGTTATTTTCGAACCTCATGAAATAGAGTGTGATATAAAAGAGCCTAATAATGAAGAAAAGAAATCTAAAATATTTTGGGCTGTAGATAATAAATACTACTATTTATATAAGCAAAATAAAGATGGTTTATCCTTAATTGACTCAATAGAAAATTCATTTGATAAAGTTCCTGCAATTCTTTGTTCAAACATTCAAGACAATGTAACTGGATTGAAGAAGTCGCCAATTGACTCTCAAGTTGAATTATTAGACAAATATTTAGTTAGTAATTCGGTGCTTTCTATTGCTGAATTTTTTCATAACTATCTACAACAATGGACATATGTAGATGAGTGCAGCTCGTGTAACGGGTCAGGGACAAAAACTATTAACGACCAAGAACAATCCTGTCCTTCTTGTGATGGCACTGGCCATGCTGATAGAAAAGATGTTACTGATATAATAAAATTAAGTATTCCTGATTCTGATGGAACAAAAATAGACCCTCCGGCTGGTTACATATTTGCCCCTACGGATGCTTGGGACGCGCAGATTAATTCTATTGATAGAACTTGGGACATAATATTTTTTAGTCAGTGGGGAACTACAGTTTCAAGAAATTCGACAACAGGAACTAATAGTAGGAAGGAGCGAGAAACTGCTACTGGTAGAATATTAGACGCGCAACCAATAAATAATAGACTCAATAAATATTCTAAATCTATTGAACAAGCACATACAGCTATAGTTAATTTCATAGGTAAACATTATTTCCCAGAGACATTCGAAAAAGCTATTATCCAATATGGGCGTAGATATTTAATTGAAACCCCTGACCAAATATGGGAGAAATATATAAAAGCAAAAATTGATAATGCACCTGTATCTACTTTAGATTTATTATTGAATCAATTCTTAGAATCAGAATTTAGAGAAAATGAACAATTATTAATCTATGAAGTAAAGAAAGTCAAATTAGAACCATTTGTTCATTGGGACATTATAACCGTTCAAAAACTTAATGTAGTTCAAGTTGATTACTATAAAAAACTTTATTTCAATGATTGGATTCAAACATTAGAAACTAGGTATGTAATAGATACTGATATAAAGAAATTAAACGAAGAATTAACAATGTTTGCTACTGCTAAAATTCCAGTAGTTGAACCAATAATAAATATAGCTAATGAAAAAGTATAATAAACATTATGTTAAACGCGACCCAGCAACATTATCAATCTTAATTGAAGATGATAAACCAGTATTGGGTGAAATCGCTAAAAGAGATTGTCCATTAGAGGATCGACATGTAAGGATTCTTAATAAGGATTGGGAAACTACAGGTATTTTTTACGCCGAAATGAAACAGGAAGTAAAAAATTTAGTTAAAACAGATGCTAGGTTAGCATTAGAAGATCAAGCAAATGAGCTTGGTGTAAAATTTAGAGAAAATATTGGAGATGATAAACTACAGGAAAAAATTAACGAAGCAATAGAAAATTAATTATGATTAGTCAAGCAGATTTAAAAGTAATTCAAACGGTGTTTGGTAAAACAGCCGAAGAAATTAGCGGTGCTATCTCTTCAGAACAGGAAGTATCGCTTGGCCTAAGATTAAACGGGCGCGTAATATCTCAGGAGGACGAGAGCGCATTAAAAACAACATTAACAGATGCAGGTGTAGAAATAGGATTAAAGAAAATAGCTAAAGAAATAGGGTTAACATTAGAGGCAGGAGAAAAAGACGCGAAAATAATAGCTGAAAAACTAAAAGCTTCAATAACTACTGATTTAGAGGATAAGTATAAAAACCCTCAACCCGGAGAAAAAGAAAAAGAACTAGAGGAAAAATTAATCGCAGAAAGATTAAAGTATGATAAACTGTTTAGCACTCATGATTTAACATTAAAGCAAATAGAAGAAAAAGAACAAGCTTTTAATGGACTACAGAAAGAAATAAAAACTAAAGAAAGAAACAATTCTATCCTAAAAACATTTCCAGAAAAAATGAATATGAATAGGGATCATGCTCTTTTAATTATTACTAATACCTTTGAATTTGACGAAGTAGATGGTCAACAATTAATTAAAAAAGGTGGTCAAATAGTTACTGATGCAGTAGGAAGACCAGAAAAACTGGAAAATATTATTCCTTCATTCGTAGAGGAAAACGGATGGGTTAAAGGCTATGGAATGGGTGGAGCTAATAGACCGCCTTTAGTGTCAAATAAAGGAGGCAAAACGCCTGACGAAGCTGCAAAAATAGTAAAAGAATAA